ACGTTCGTCGCAGGGTTGTTCACATTCCAGTACGACAAACCGCACTTCGACCCGTCGCCACGGACGCCACCGAACAGGGCAACTGCAACAATCGTATTGTTGAACCATAACCCATCACATTCGTATGTGGTCTCACTTCCGGATGCAACGGTCGGGATTCTTCCGATGTCGGATGCCATTTCCATTCTTGAACAGTAGCCTCCGGATGTTCCGGACGGTGTCAGTCCTGTGTTTGTGTACCCCGCACCTGTTGAGTTGTACGGAGGAACTGCTTTCACATGATACACTCCGTTGATAAGCAACAGACCTCTCAAACGTTTCCAGTAGTTCGCAAAGAAGTTCTCGCAGTAAAATACTTTGACTGCCTGTGTGGTCGATGTATAACCGAAAAACTGTCCTTTCCCGTTGAGTGTTCCGGTCTGCAAGAAATTGTCGGACTGACTGTTTCCGTTTCCAAACTTGCCTTGTGAGTTGGTGCTGCATGTAATCATCGTACACATTTCATACATGAGGTTGATTTCAGAAAATGACTGTTTATCCCATCTGTCACCGTTCTGCTTTGCTGCGGTCGTCTCCTGCTCGTCTGTCATGGACGCTGTCGGTGTGAGACCGGAGAGTGAACGCATCCTGTTGTTGACAACCGAACCCTCGTACATCGGGAAATATGTCACAGGCAGGACATTTCCGTCTGCGTCGGTGTGTGCGTATGCTTTGTATGTGTCATCGTACTGCTCCTCACAGAACACAACAAAATGATAATTGTTCTGTGTCCATCTCTTGACCCAAATCAGAGGAATCTCGGACATTGCATTTCCACCGTATGATGTTTTTGTGATGTCCGATGCTCCTCCGTTCAGCTTGAGAGCATGGTTTTCATGATTCAGTTCATAGTCAACCGTTCCGTCAGTTCTTACCATGACCGGACGGTTTTTCTTTACGAACCAAATATCTCCCCAGTCTCCATAATCGAACCCGCCTCCTGCGAAATTCATTCCTGCGGGTGTCATTCCAACCGCATCATAAAGATATTTGACACGGGTTGCCGGATTGCTGTCGAGGAGGTTGATTCTCATTCCGTATCTTTTCGGTTTTGCTTTTGCGTCCTCGATAATTTTCTTTGTGTTGGAAAGAATCTCCTGCGACGTGGATTCTTTCGCCATGAATATTCTGTCTCCTGCTGCCATTATTCACTTGCCTCCTTTGTGATTTCCTCAAAATACAACGTACCGTTTGAGATACCCATTCGATACTTGATTTGTGTCGCATCGTCCTCCAGTTCGACAGTCGTTGCCAGTGCTTTCATTTCTGCAAGCAACTCCGTTCCCTTTTTGACCATGTCGTCATAGTACGTTTTTGCATCTTTGTCCATTCCGGTCTTGATTTCTCTGACCTCCTCGATGTCAAATGCGACAGGGAGGCTCATGAACTCGGTCGAACCGTTACCGATTCGGATGATTCTGTGACCGCTTGTCGTGGTTTCGAGACCCAGTTCTCCATCATCGAGAACCCTCTTGCTCTCCGTCCACTCTGCGGTCGTTCCCTTTTTCAGAGTGATTGTTGCTGTTGCCATTCTTTTTCACCTCTTTCTCAAATTGTGTGTGACGTTCCTGCGATATACTTGTCATAATCGGTCGTGAACGGTGTTCCTCCCTTGACAAGCAGGAGGTCGGTTGATTTTGGTGTTCCTCCATCCACATTGATGTTGATGTCCGTCTCAAGTTCTCTGATGCGTTCATAATAGTCTTTGACTGCTGCCAGTATCGCATCAAGACCGGACTGACTGATGATGATTTTGTTTGCCTCCTCGGTCGCTGTCAGACATTTCTTTGTCTGCTCGATTGCTGCCTCCATCGCCTCGACGCATTTTGCGATCGCCTTTGCGGTGTCATCCTCTCTCCGGCTCTCTTTGATTTCTCTTGCCTTTTCAGCAGCCTCTCTCAACCGCTCCTGTGCCTGTCTGACCGCCTCTGCTGCATCAATGGTGTTCTGTGTGTCCTGTGCGATTTGCAGAGCCTCTCTCGCTGCTGCAATGGTGTTCTCCAGTCTTGTGTATTCTCCGGAGTGAATGATTTCCGATTCATCCCGCTGTGACGGAAAAATCTCCATCTCAAACGTCGCACTCGTCAGCAATGCACCATTTTGATACAACTGCACCTCACACAACGCTGTTCCGTGAACCTGCAACATGCCTCTTGTGAGAGGAATGAGAGCCTCATTTCCGGACTTTTCTCCATCGTTGTGAACGTGTGTCTTGTCTGGTTTGGTCATGTTGATAATGACCTCCACATTGTCCGGTATCTCATACACGACACCGTCCTCCATGAGTGTCACTCCGATGTACCGTGTTCCCATGTCCATCTGTTTCGCTGCGACTGCAAAATGCTGTGTGTCTCCATACAAATCCACTTTGATGTGTCTAATGATTTCCAATTTTCTCACCTCCTCATGACAATTCTTGCTCGGTTCTCTGAACCTCCTCGAATGACAGTCTTGTGTTTGCCAGTTCGACCTTGTTCTTTTCTTTCGTCAACGGGTATTCATAGAATTTCACAATCCTGTGGCTCTCACGGATTCCCGTTGACTTGGAGATCAGCAGCACCGTGTCTCCCAGTGCTATACTGAACACCTCTTTGTACTGTTCTTTTTTCTCCTCGTCCTGCACTGCCTCAACAAGATTGATGATTTCTGCTGTGTACGACCTGTATGGTTTGGAAAGTTCGTCCAGTTTCGCCTCCGCATCCTCTTTCAGTGATTCCGCATCCGTGTATCTTTCATCTTTCCACGTCATCGTTTTCACTTTCTTTGAATACTGGTGATTCTCAACATAATTTTTCCCGTCGATATTCAGCATCAATCCATCTTTCCCTATCGGAATGAGCCTTGTTGCAAAGTCGTATGAGTTTGACTGCACCTGCAACCGCTTGAGATTCAGACGTTCAATGAAATATGCTCCTCTGTCCTCTCCGCATTTCTCATATACCGAAATTCCCTTGTTCAGAGAATCGAACACCATCTCGCATCTATACGTTGTGATTGCATGTTGAGCGACATCCCATGCAGAACAGTTCTGCTCTATCCGGATTGTTCTCTTTTTGGAAACATCGCACCGGATGACTTTCCATCCAGTTCCGTCGATTGCCTCTGTCAGACATTCATCGACCGTCTTTTCCACAGTCTCAAATCCCTGCGGATATTGTTTGCCCTCCAGTTCCTCGACGTTCAATGTTCCGGTGCATTTGTACCATTCCCCGCTCGGCTCGACCTGCTTGATAACAAATTCGTCCGTGTCGGTTCTGATATATCCCTCCTCTTTGATGTCCGCTGCATACCTGTTTGTCTTTCGGAACTCGAATGTGATTTCCTTATCTCCGGTCTTGAGAGTGCTTGTGATGCACGTTTCTTTTATTCCGGATAAAATACACACCTTTTCGTGTGAATCATTGTACAAATCCATCTGACCGCCTCCTATAACCACATAGGTTTATACTGCAATGTGACAAGTGCGTTATTGTCAGAGAAAATGAGATGATGTTCCTTTTCCTGCCCTGTTGTGAGATACGGAAATTCCATCAATGACACATCCTTGAACTTGTTCTCTCCGTCCATCGTTGCGAATCCTGTTTCTCCGTCAATGATGACGGTTGCTCCTCTCGGAATCGTGTCGATAATAATTTCACCGCAGGAAAGACCGTTGATTCTTAACTGCTCAATGTACTCCGTTGCTGTGATTGTCAGTCTGCACGGTGTCGCCCTGTTTCCCTGTGCCTCAAATATTGCCTCATACGCTCCCTGCCAGTTCAAACTCACTTCGTCGCTGAACCAGTACCCCGTGAATTTGAACTCTGCTGTGTACCGTGTTTTCGTTATTGTCTTGCTCAACGAGTTCCCCGTCATATATGCCTTAAAATGGCGACTGTACCCGTCCAGTGTAAGGACAACACCTTTCTGCAACTCTGCATTGAAATCACTGACATGTTTTTGAACCTCGTCTCTGTCTTTTCCTCTGAACAGGACTGTCACTGTCAGTCCGGACAATGGTGTGTATGTTTCTGATTCCGACGGTATCAATGCCCCGTCGAACATCTCCACCGTCACCCCCGTCTGTGGAGGCTCGAAATCAACTGTCAACTGCTTTGCATCGAATGACCGAATGTCTATGCTGTCAATTTTCATGTCCTCACCTCCGTTTTTTTGTTGCTATTGCAAGATTATCACTGACCTTTTCGGTCGTTCTGCTTGCCACTTCGTCTCCGTCAATATAGTTGTGAACCTCGATAAAAGCGTTCACATTCTGATTGATCGCTTTCAGCTTTCGGTCAAGCATTGAGTTCAATTCTGTGTAAAACTCTGCAAGTGGCAAGATTGCCTCTGCTCCTGCCTCTCCTCCGACCATGAGCCTCGTTCCATTCATTCCGAACACTGTCGGACTTGTCATGATTCCTCCTGTTTTGTACCATTCAACACCGAATGACGGTACAGATGGAGGGTTCAGACTGAACGAACCGGATATACTAAAATGTGGCATTTTCAAATGTGGCAATGACCACTCAAAATTGAAAAATCCCTTGATTCTGTCGATAGCATTTGAGACCGCTGTCTTTGCGGATTCCATCTTTTCGCTGAATTTTGCTCGTATGCTCTCCATGACTGAACCGACCGTTGAAAGAGCACCGTTCAATTTTGTCGAGAAAGATGACTTGATGCTGTCGAGTTTTCCACCTGTCAACGTGTTCGCTGTGGACATGAGTGAGTTCATCGTGTCCTTGATGCCTGTGAATGTAGCCGACACAATTCCTTTCATGCCCCCGCCTTTTTCGTTATAGGCAGATTTCATATTTTCCAGTTTTGTGGAAACATTGGTCTTTGCGGTCTCCATGAGATTCGTCGCTGTGTCCTTGATGTTTGTAAACCTCGTTGACCATCCCTGTTTTACGCTCTCGACCTTGTTTGTAAAATCGTTCTTGAGTGACAGGAGTTTGTTGCTCGCATCTGTGTTCCACTGCTGCATCGTCGTTGAAATCGTCGATTTCATGTGAGACCATCCGGTTGACACATAGGACTGTATTCCGGAAATCTTCGTCGTGAAATCGGTTCTGATTTCCGTCAGTTTATTTGATGCGTTTGTTTTCCACTCGGTCATCTTGGATGTGACCGTCGTTTTCATATTCTCCCAACCCTCGGAGACTTTCGTCTTGATTTCCGATGTCTTTTCGGAGAATTTTGTCTTGATTTCTGTCAGTTTTCCTCCCGACAGATTATCAACGAACGTGAATCCGGCTGTGTAATAGCCTTTGATTCCCTCCCATCCTGCTGCAACTACTCCTTTAATACCGCCCCCGTTTTCCTCATAGGCGGTTTTCATGTTCCCCAGTTTCTCCTTTGCGGTGTCAACTGCTGCCCCCATGAACTTTGTGACAGTATTTTTCACCGCTGAAAACGTCTTTGTCGCTACTTGTCCGACTGCACTATTCGCAACCGAATCTTTTATCTCGTTCACCTTATTCGTGACCGCCTCTTTTGCTTTCGAGAACGCTCCCGTTATGGTTTCCTTGATTGCGTTGAATTTCTCCTTGACGTTACTCCACAACTCGGATAATTTTTCTTTGACCTTATCCCAGTTTTTATATAAAGCGATTCCTGCTGCGATCAGTCCTGCAATCAGTGTCACAATTAAAATAATCGGACACAGATTCATGACTGCATTGAGGGCGGTCTGTGCCACCGTCATTCCTCCAGTCACTCCGGTCGCTGTCGCTGTTGCTGCGGTATGTGCTGCCTCCGCTGCTGCCCCTGCTGTGTCTGCTGCTGTTCCTGCTGCGGTTGCTGCTGTCTTGGCTGTTATCTTTGCGATGATTCCTCCGACAAACGATGCAAACTGTTGACCTGTTTTCACTGTCGTCGATATTCCCTGTGCTACTTTTCCGAATCCGATTGCTAAAGGACCCACCGCAGCCACCACAAGACCGACCTTGATGATTGTCTGCTGTTGCCCCTCGTCAAGAGATGTGAACCACTTTGTCAGTTCTTGAATCTTTGTCGTCACCTTTTCGATGACTGGTGCTGCTGCGGTCTGTGCTGTTGTCGCCAGTGTTGACAATGCCAGTTTTGCATTATTCATCGCTATTGTTGCATTATCAATCGGGTCGAGTGTTCCGTTGTATGTGTCCTCGACCGTCGTTCCATATTCCGACATTGAGGATGACAGGCTTGTGAGGTCAATTCTGTTCTCTCGGATTGCTGTCGCCATTTCCGCAGCACCCTTTTTCCCGAACAGTTCTGTCGCAATCTGTAAAGCCTCTGTGTCCGTCTTTGCGTTCTTAATGCTGCCGATTGTCTCCTCCAGTGCGACATCCATTGACTTTCCCTCGGCTGTTGCGTTCTGCAATGCCTTTTTCAGTCCTGCCAGTGCTGTCGTAGAATCAACACCGTTCGCATCGAATTGAGCCATCAAATTGATTGCTTGTGGTAATGACAACCCCATCTCTTTGAACGCTGAATTGTTATCCAGTACATAACTTTCGAGTTTGTCAACGGAAATTCCTGTCTCCTGTGCTTTTGATGTCAGCAATCCCAACAGATTCCCCGTCTGTGATGTGTCTATGTTCCACGCTTTCATGATTTTGTCCACTTGGTCAACAGACTGTGTCACATTCGTTCCGTTTATGCTCGAAAACTGAATGAATTGCGTTGACAGGCTCTCCAGTTCCTCTCCTGTCGAATGAAATCTCGTGTTTACTTCACCGATAGCCTCTCCGACCGTTGACATGTCCTCCGGCATACTTCCGAAAACATTGTCCGCAGATGCGGTCAATCCCTCCAGTGCCTCTCCGGTCGCTCCGGTCTTTGTCACTATCGTGTCATATCCCTCGTCGAGTTCCTTGAACGCTGCGATTGATGCTGCTCCTATTGCAGCAATTCCCGCAGAAACGACGGACATTTTCTTTCCGAAACTCTCCATCTTTTGTCCTGCTTTGTCACAACCGCTTGCAAATTCATTCAGTTTATGATTTTTCAGTTCCTTGTTTACTTTTTCGAGTTCAGATTCCATCTCGACGAGTGATGCTTTTGATGCGTTCGTCTTTGTGGTCTGATTTGCAAGAGCAGTCTCCGTCTTTCCGATTGCTGTCTCGTTTGCCTTAAATTCCTGCTCCAGTTTGTCGAGTTCCTCTTTCAGTGCCTTTGACTGCTCTGAATTTGCTCCGGTCGCCTTTGTTGAATCCTCATAGGCTTTCTTTGCTGCCTCGACCTTTGTTTTCAATTCCTCCTGCTTTGTCTTTTGGTCTGAAAGTTTCTGTGTGAGTTTTGCTTGTTGCTCACTGTTTAATTGAACGATATTCTTTTGCAGAGTGATTTTTTGAGTGAGGCTCTCGGCTTTCGCCTTGAGTTGGTCTGCTGCCGAACCGAACGCTTTTGCTTGCGTCTGTGCCAGTTTGAACTCACTGGATAACACTTTCATCTGTGACGCAGCGGATTTCATTTGTGACTGATAATCAGACGAATTTGCTGAAATCTTCACGCTTGTATGTGCCATCGGTTCTCCTCCTCTCTGTGTTATGTGTTCTCGTTCACCGTTTCAAGTTCAAATTTCAGATATTTCAGCAGTTCAATGATATTTTCTTTCATGCACTGCCCGTATGATTCCCGCATGAGCCGAATCGCAATTTTTGTCACACGGTCAACGATTTCTCCGCATATCTTCCATGTGTTCTGTTCTTCCTGCTCCTCGTCCTCATACCCATTCTCACGGTCATATTCGTCGAACGCAGATGTCTCTCTTTCGATTGGCTCTGTCTCGACAATGTTCAGCAACGCATCGGAAACAATATCCTGCATGATGAAATGAATCCCCTTTGATGCTGTCAGAAATTCAATGACATCCACCTCACCCAGTTCATCGAGAGACATCCTGTTTCCGAATATCTCTTGAATAATTCTTTTGTTGAAAAACAGTGCATCCGTTATTTTGTCCGAACCGTTTTTCTCCATGAGTGCAGCATATTTCTTGTACTGCTCAACCGTTATGTTATTGATGAATACTTTTCCTGTGCTGCAAGTGATTGTTATTTCCGGAATCACTTGCCACTCTGAAAATTTTTCATCATCTTGTCCATTCTCTTGTTCATTTCCTCTGCGATTCCCATGTCAATCATGTTGAACTCGATGACGATTCCTGCTGCATCCAGTCCGCTCTCTGCGTCCTTTAACTCGTCAACCGTGAACTGATTTCCGTATGCTTTGCAGATGAACAACATCATCGCCTCAATTTCCTGTCGTGAGTATCTTTTTGACGCTCTCTCGGATGTCGCAGCGTCAATCTGTTCTGCAAGTTCGAGATATTCCATGTAAGTGTCCGCAGACATTTTCTCCATTTTGAACTCTTTATGATTCACGATAATTTTTCTATTCATTGAATTATCCTCCTGTTATATCCTCTCTTGTTTTACGCTGCTGCGTCCGGTGCTTCCTGCACTTTTGAGAACCAGTCTTTGATTGCTGTTGCTGCATCCGTGTCCTCTGCTACAAGGTTGGATTCATCAACAGATACCTCATACAGATTGTCGATGCTACGCTCGTAGAAACTGCCCTTGATGCTCTTGGTTGTAGGTGACAGTTTTCCCTCTTTAGTGCTTGCCTCCTCGCTGATACCCTCTGCAAACTTTCCGACATAAAGCCACTTGAACTCATATTTCCCGTTGAGTTTTCTTTCTCTCCATCCGACAGCGACCTCCGGTGCTCTGTCGTCAGATGACTTTCTCAAGAATCCTTTCTCGTACAACTGCCCGAACAGAATCACTCTGTCCTGCGGTGCAAGAGCATTGATCTCCAGTTCGACATCTGTTCCCTCGTATGAGGTGATGACCTCCTCGGTGTTATCGTCGGAGTAGATTTTCTCACTTGTCCACTTTTCATCAATTTTCGCTTTGATTGCCCTCGCTAATTTCACCGGAGTTCCGGCTGTGTATGCTGTTGCAGTATTGCTCTGCACCAGTGCGATGTAGAAATCTTTCAGACCGCAAGTTCTACTCCTTACAATCTGCTGTGTGGTTTCATTTACCTGTGTTACTGTTTCGCTCATGATTTTTCCTCGCTTTCATAATATTTTGTGAATCGCTGTGCTTTCATATAGATTCCATCTTCCGGTTTTGAATCGTCTCCGTTTCTCCCCTCGAATGAGAACCCATTCTCTTTCATGAGAGACTTGATTTCCCTTGCCAGTTCCACCTCGTCCTCCTTTGAGAAAATGGTGATTTGCAAGGAAAGTGTCACTCCCTCCGCATCATCATCCGAAAAATTGTCATCGGTTTCGCCCAAATCCCACAATGTCACATGACATTTGTTGAGGTCTTTGTCATACCACCCCTGCATCACGGTGATTCCTCTGTCCTCTATCGGCTTGAGTGCGTCTGATGCGTCTTTTATAATGTCCGGACTGCTGTCCATGCTTATCACCCCACTGTCCTGTCTAAATACGCTTGATATTCCTGTTCTGCTATCTTTTGCAGTTCTGCATCTGCCTCCCTGCCTGTTGCATATATGAACTCTTGTGGCGGTCTGTAAATCGTTCCCCAGTTAATAAAACGGACGTAGAAATGACCGCCCTCGTCCTGTGTGTTCTTTTCCCATCCGACATCTGCTGTCGCTCCCGTACCGTTCACCTTTACTTTCCCGATAGGGATTTCATCTGCTGCATGTGCGGACACGGATGATTTTGAACCGAACCCTCGCCCACTTTTTTTGATGTCCTTTGACTTTGGGATTTTTCCGGACATGATTCTCTGTACAACCGGTTCACCTTTTTCAGCGATCGTTTTATTTACCTGTGCAATATCTTCATCCGATGCAGCACTTTCAAACGCTTTCACCAGTTCCTCCAGTCCTTTGAACTCCATGTCAATTTTCATGTCCTCACCTCCGTGTCAGAATGTGACACCTATGCAACCGCACGACATTTCACAAGCACCCATCCGTTATCTGTGAACATCGGTGATGCGTCATAGATGTCGAATCGTGTTCCGTCATACTCTGCATAGAACTCTTTCATTTTCTTTCTGACCTCTTTCATCCGCTTGCAATTCCGAACCTTGAAAACAATGGTGTTCTCAAGACCTGCTTGCAGTGCTGTGTATTTCTCATTTGTTCCCAAACTCTGAACATCGCACCAACACTCATAAAACACCTCTGTTGTCGGTTCTTTCCTGCCCGCCTTGATTTCTGTGGTCACTCTGATTATTTTCACCCGTCCGGTCATTCACTGCTCCCTCCATACTTTTCATTGAGTAGCATGGTTGAGACCGCATTTGTGAGTTGCTGTGTACCGTTCTGATACTTCTCCCTGTGGTCGTACAATTCCTTGACGAAAGAATATACAAGCAATCTCTGACGGGCGGTCAAATTGTATGGGTCGAAATTCGGAATCAGTTCCATCAACTCCTCTGATGCAATCGCCTCAACCATAGTCTCGACAATGTCCTTGTCGTCGTCATAGTCGATGTGATTGTATTTCATGCAGTCCTCAACCAGTTTGTCTCTATACTCTTTCTTTTCCTCGTCCGTCATTTCATTCACCTGCTTTCAATCACAGGGCGGGTGTTCCCGCCCTGCTGCATTTCTTATCCCTGCACAACTTCCGTGATGTTGCCTTTGATGATTGCTCCATCATCAACAGGCTGCACGTCAAAACGGTCACGAACCTTGATTCCGGTCATGTCTTTCTCCCACAAACCTGCTGCCTTGTCGTTCATGTCGATGGTGATGACATTTCTGTCAAATAATGTGATAGCCTCTTTTAAGTCGCCCATATACACGGGATGCTTGTATGCGGACACCTTTGCATCGACTGTCGTTTCCTGCTCCTGTCCTTTGCAAGTTACAACATACTTTCCTTTCACGACTTTCCATGCTGTCACGTCGGACGTTGCGGATGCGTCGATTGCTGTGGTTGTTCCGTCGATTGCTAATTTGCTGCCGGAGATTGTGAACGCAGGTGAGTACACAGGTTCAGATTTCACAGTCCTGTTTGACACCTTGACAATCGGATATTTACCGAACAACATCATCTGTGTCGGCTGTGTAGGATTCGGCTGCAAAATGTACTTTCCATCCTTATCCTTTAACTTGTCGAGGTAGTTGTACCCGTTCTGATTTGCGATGACCATTGCTCCGGTTGTGATAGCAGGGTCGAGACCCACGTTGAACACGTCCTTGAGGCTGTCGATTGTGGAAATAACAACCTCTTTTCCCTTTGTCATCTCGTCCGCAACCTTGAGAATCATCGCATTTCTTGTCGCCTTTGTTTTCTTGGCAATCCATTTGTTGATGTATGCCATGACATTGGCTGCGGTGTCCTCAAACAGTTCTGCGGTGATTTTTAAGATGCCACCTTTTTTCTTGATTGCATACACAATCTTTTTGAACTTCGGCTCATCCATGTCGGGGAAATCCGCCTCCTCGTCCACATTGTCGAACGGAGTGGAATCTGCATCGACCTCAATGTTTCGAGAACCGCTCTTTGTGGTCACTCCCTCCACATTGACATACTGCTCCAGATTGTCCTCTGAACGTCTTAACTCGATGATGTCTGTTCTGATGTCCTCCGGAACGGTGACACCGATTCCCATTTCATCATCGTCTCCCTTTGTGGTGTCTGTGCTTAACGCATCCTTGTACACCTTGACATCTCCCTCGTCCGGTTCTCTCTTTAAGAATCCGCACTTGACGATATTGACGAACGCTTTCACGAGGTTTTTCTTGTCTGCTTTTGCCCCGATGGTCTTTGCTGTTCCCATCGCCACCTTGTCCTCGATCTCCTCATGTTCCTCCTCGTCCAAATCGAACAGGAGGTCAAACTTTTCCTGTAACTCTTTGAGTTCCTCTTTTGCTGCCTTTGCCTTGTCGAGTTTTCCATCGTTCACAAGGCTCTTGACCTCATTCTTTTTGTCGTTGATTGCTTTCAACAGTTTCTGCATTCCCTTGTTCATGAATCATGTCCTCTCTTTCTTAAATTCCATACATGTCGAGGTCTGCAAGAATATCCTGCTTTTCTGCCTCGATTCTCTGTTTCTCTGCCTCTGCTGCATTGTTCCTGTTCTCCAGTTCCGCAAGCACCGCATCGACAATGTCCTTTGTGGCTGTTCCTTTGATGCTCTCCGGAACATGGTTGTATTTTTCAAAATAATCTGATGCACACGCTGCGACTGCTGCCTTTTCATCAATCAAAACGTCGAAATACTCTGCCAGTTCTGCACCGCTGAACCACTTTTCTTTCGCCATGAAAGACTTGATTTTGTCTCTCGTCACACCCTCTTTCAAGTGTTCCTCGTAAACGTCGAGAATTGAATCCTCGCATAAATCAAGTTGTTTGATGACCTCTTTGAAATCGTCTGCGTTGCCCCATGCCATACATAAAGGCTTGTGAATCATCGCCTGTGCTCCTGTCGCAAAATGCAGTTCATCACATGCGAACATGATGACAGATGCGATTGACGCAGCCATTCCATCAACATATCCGACTTTGTGTCCGGAGTATCGTTTCAACTGGTTATAGATTGCCAGTCCTGCGAATACATCACCGCCACCGGAATTGAAATAGATGTCGATGTCCTCATATCCATCCAACTGGTTGAGGAAATCTGCGATGTCCTGCGGGCATCTGTCCTCCTCGAACCACATGGATTCCCATGTTGCTGATACAATGTCACCGTAGAAATACAAGGAACATCTGCTCTGTTCCTCGTCCTGTTCCAAATCCAAATAGCCGACATTTTCAACTTTTCCGCTGCGTTTATTCTTTTTTGTGAAATCAAAACGTCTTTTCTTTGCCATGATTATTCACCTCCCTCCTATTCTTCCTCGTCCTCTGCCTCGTCGGTTTCGTCCGGTTGTCCTGTTGTGTCCGGCTGCTCTGTGTCCGGCTCTGTTTCTTCCTCCGGTTGCTCCGGTTTTTCGGTCTCCTCTTGCTCGATTTGACCTTTCTGATATGCTGCTCCTGCCATTGTCAGCGGAACGATGCTGCCATTTGCAAGTAACGTGTCGCCACCCTCTCCATCGGGGAGGTCAAGTTTGCGTCGTGCCTCATTCGGTTTCATGATTGAGCCACTGACACCGTTTTTCAGGTATTCCATTTGTGTCTTTGAATCTGTCCGGAAAAGAACTTTTTCATTGTATTTGTAATAAAAACCGTCATCCTGTTCCTCGTCCGTCAGCATTTTATAGTTGATTTCTTCCTCATACTGCTTGATGACGAACAGTTCTGTATCAACGTAAAAAGACAACTGCTGCAACTCACTGTTCGCATAGGACGACTTTGAATAGTCGTTGATTTGATTCGGTTTCACACCGAACGCTGCTGCGATCTGCAATGCAGTGTATTTTTTCAATTCAAAGAACTGTGAATCTGACAATTTGATGTCGAGTGGTGTCAGTTTCATCCCCAACGGTACGGGAATGATTTTCCCTGTGTTCCTCGCTCCGCTGCCAAAATCCTCGAACGACTTCACAAGTGCCTCTTTCGCTTTATCATTCAACTCTCCCGTATATTCAAGCGTCGCTTTTGCTGTCAGTCCGCTCTCATATAGGCTGTTCATATATCTCTGTGACGCTGATGCTCCGGAAATCGTGTCACGGAGAATCTGCTGAACTGGTAAACCTGTTACACCGTCAAAACTGAATGATGTTTTGAAGTGCATGACCTCGCTTGTGTCGAAAACGTATTGACTGCCGGAGGTCGGGTCTGTGTAGACATACCACAATCGTCCTTTTCCTGCGAATATGCCTGCATCATCCACAACAATCTGAACACAATTCGACTGCATCACCCACAAGTCAAGAATTTTGACCTCTCCTCCGTATTTCTTCCGGATGAATTTCTTTCTCATGTACACATAAGCGTTTCCGTAATGATTCCGGTTGATTTCAACCGTGTTCCAAAATACGGTTGGTGTCATGAACGGGTTCGGTCTTTTGGTCAGTAGTTTCGAGGTGTCTGTCTGCTCTGCCTCGATAATTCCCTTGTCCGTTCTCTGATAGTATTTGATAGGCATTTTTGCAAGCGTTTCCGACAGCATCTTGAGACATGTGAAATATGTCACCTCTGATGTTGTCTTTCTTTTCCTGCTCAATCCCATACTTTCAAGGAACGACGGTGAGTTGAGCGTCATCACCCCTCCGGTCAATTCCGTTGAATCACTGACCTCCGGTGCAGTTTCGCCTTTCCACCAGTTCATCAACCTGTCTGCTATTTTTCTTAATGGGTTCATTCTTTCTCACCGCCTTTCCCCATGTATTTCTCATACATTTCAAGCCACTCATTCACGACCTCATTTGTGTCCGGCTTATACTCCTCTTTCATTGCTGCTTTCCATGCGTCGATGATTGCGTCAATCGGGTCGATTCTGTCCTCGTCGAGTGCCTTGTCGATTTTGATTTCACCGTAACTGTTCGAGATAGTCTTTGCATTTGCAATCGACCACGTCAGCAGTTCATCGAACGGAACAACCTTGCCTTTTCCGACTTCTGTTCCCTCAATCACGACGTTTCCTGCTTTTATCTCCAGTCTGAAATCAACTGTTGCGTCATTGAGTTCCTTTGCTGTCTGTGTAATTGCCACAGAATCGAATCCCAGTGCCTCAAGGTCTGACAGGAACGCAGATGCGTTGTGCGGGTCATAACACACAAGTTGAGGTTTCAAATCATTCTGTTTGATTAAATCCTCAAGGTACTTGATGATGTACTTGTAATCTGTCTTTATTCCTCCCAGTGTCTCCGTGACTGTCACGAGACCTTTTGAAATCCATACATCATACGGAACTTTGTCCGTCTTGATATGCTCGTCCACTCTGCTCGCAGGTATGAATGAGTGAGTATGCACAAAATACTTTTTCACACCGTCAACCATGTACGGGATGACGATTGCGATGGATGTCAAGTCGCCTCCGGACGACAGGTCAACTCCGACATAGCATTTTGAGCCTCTGAAATCCTTGAGCGTTCGCAATGCTGCACATCGTTTCCAGTCTTTAATGTCCTTGATGTACAGTGCGTTTGACCACTGCATCCACATGTTTAACTGCTTAACGAGGAAATCTCGCAAATCCTCCCCGCCCATATCACGGGCAGTATTCGCAACCGGAACGAGATTCTCCAGTGCATCCTCGTCATATTCGAGAATCGGGTTTGCTTTTATCCAGTTCTCCTTTTTGTATAGGTCATCCGCTGTGTCCAACTGTGCTATATACACGAACTGACTGTCGTTCTCAAACACACCTTTCAGCAGATTGCAGCAATACTCATATAACTTGTAGCAAGGCGATTTCAAATCGAACCCCGCTGTCGTTATGACGGAGATCAGTGCGGATTTTAATTTCTTGATACCTCCCTCAAGCAGTTTGTACATCTGATTTGTCTTGTGAGCGTGGTATTCGTCAACGATTCCCAAATATGCACGGTGTCCGTCCAGTGACTTGGTATCTCCGGATAATGCCTTGATTTCCGAATGTGTACAGAGACAATCTATCGTGTGATTATGCTCATGCACCTTGAACCACTCCGACAAATCCTCGTCGGAATTGATGAATTTTACAATTTCATCAAAAACAATGTTCGCTTGGTCTTGTTTTGTCGCAGTACAAAAGATTTTTCCGTATTTGTACCCGTCAAAATTGCCATAGTAACACGCTAAAATACCATTGATGAACGACTTTCCGTTCTGTCTGCCTAACTGTACATAGGACGTTCTGAACCGTCTGTGACCCTTTTCTTTTGTCCTCCACCCATTCAGAGACCCTAAAATGAAACACTGGAACGGGTACGCTGTCACATTTTCCTGTTCGTCACCCTCTGCGATTGTCAATTCTTCCGCAAAATTGATGATTTCCTCGGACTTTTCAACGTCGAAATAATATTTGTATGGTGCTGCTTTCGCTTTTTCGAGGTCGTCAAGATGCCTTTGACATGCCAGTCTGACATATTCACCTGCAATGATGACACTTGCAACGACATCAAGAGCGTATTGTGTGCAACGGTCGGTCACTGTTGCCCCTGCTGCCATTTATGAACTCGCATACTTGGCGAATTTGTTCTCCGGTTTTGTTTCCTTTGCTTTCGGAACTACCAACCGACACCGACTGCTGACCGTCATTCCGAAATCCGATGCCCCCTGCCGACATTGTTTCATGCAGCGGTCTTGTATAATCATGAGACGCTCCCTCTCACCGTTCACAACCTCCCGTGTTCCGACCTGTACACGTTCCTGTTCTCCTGTGTCCGGATTCTCTCGCATCTCATAGACCGGAACATCGACCATCAACGGAGTTTCTCTGATTTTGTCCGTTATCTCGATGTATTGGTCTTGTGCAATCAGTAATCTCGCCAGTGCATCACAATCCACGTTCGCAATGAGTTTGATTGCAAGCAGTTCTTTTGACAATTTCCGGAATTTCTTCTTTTGTTCCGGTGTCAAATATGCCGGAGGCTTGACTTTGTCGTTTGGGGCGACCACCTCCGCATTTTTTCTCGCCTCAATCTCTGCTTTTGTGAGGTGTTTTTTTCCTTTCATGACCACCAAATCGGTCGGTTGTCTCTGTCCTGCCATGCAGCATCAACCCCCTTTCCGTCCAGTGTTCACGAGTTTCGTGTCACATTCTGACACCTTTTCGTCACTCCCCTGCGTCTTGATTTTCTCGTGGGGAGTTTTCTCCAAAGAAAAGATGGGGTGCGACTAAGAAACGGTCACATAAAACTTTTTCATATCCCCCTGCCTCTTTGAAATGGTAATCAATCAGCGACCTCAACTGTGTCTGTGTTGCTTTCATGCTTGCATTGCTCTGTTTATATAGTGCTGTGATTGTGTTGTGCGTCCGATGGCTCAAGGGTATCAAGTTCAATGGGTTCAACCTCTGCTCCCAGTCCTCCTCAAGTTCTATGATGTGGTGGATGGGGTCTGAATCTTTCAGTGTTATCAACTGGTGCTCAACATACAGAGCATATATATCCACATATTCATACACACTCATGATGACAGGTCTCAACTCCCGCCATTCCTTTGACAGATAGAACTCTGCTGCTCGTGGGTCTCTGCGTGTATTGTTATATGTCACATGCCTTGACTGCTGCCTTGCCTCGCACTGCTCGCACATGGTCAATGCCTGTGGGATAAGGCGACCGCATCCCTTACATGCTTTCAATAACACACTGCTCACTCCTCTCTGTCCATCGGTCTCCTGCTGCCTCTCATGTCTTTCAAGAGGCGGGCATACATCGCACATGATAGTGTCCTGCTGCCCGCATATAACAGGAGGGCAAACAGGCAAGAAAAAAGCGACTGCATCTCTGCAATCGCTCACTCAACTGTTCACGTTATCATATTAGCACGTTTATATTTGCTTTTGTTCACCCACTTTTTACCCCCGAAATCACCCTCATTTCACCCCGTTTTCACTCTCATTTCACTCCGATTTTGTCATTTTCGATTGCTTTTGCACCGAATAATTTGATTGAGAGACGTTCTGTCATTGATCTGCACCACTTTTTCGGTGAGTTCTTTCCGCATCCTGTCTCCCTCACAATATCCTCGTATGACTTGCCTTTGATATATACTGCCTCAAGTGCGTCGTACTTGTACCCCTCACCTGCTGCCTCTGCATCCTCTTTTAGCGATGCAAGAGCCTTTTTCATGTGCTCGAACAGAATGACCGTCTCTGCCTTACACTCTCTGATGGACTGGAGGAACGCTTTCTCTGCCGAAATGTTATATCTTGATACATCGTCAATCTGTGATACTTCCGAAATTGCATCCTTGATATATCGCTCTATTTCCCGATAATTCTCAAGATATACCTGTGTTTTCTGAATTGCTGTCATTTCTTTTTCTGTCTCCACGTCGTTTTCCTCCTTTTGACCTTTTCAGAGGCAATCCATGATATTTCCTCCAATTATTCGACTTTTCCTGCCTCCTCAGTCTGTATATGCTCTCAAATGCGGTCAATGCCTCTTTTGCACTGATTCCCACTTTCAAAAGAGCATCTTGCAGGTTTTCTCCTCCTGCTGCCTTGATTTTCTCCGGATGCTCCGGAGATTCCGTCTTTTTCAAGACCGTTGCTGCCTCTGCTGCCTGTTCGATGATTTCAGACACCTCTTTCTCTGTCTTTCCCGCTGCCCGCAGTTTTGAAATGACGTTTTTCACCTTTTCCACGAATCCCATGTTTCCATCCTCCTCCGCACCTAATTGAAAGGGAGTTCTTCGTCGATTCCGTCCGGAATATTCATAAAACCGTCACCTGCATCCGAATACCCTCCGTTGTTCCCATCCTGCTGCCCTGCTGCTTTCTTACTCTCCGCAAATTCCTGTTCCTCGACAATCACGTCTGTGGTATAGACCTTTTGACCGTCTCTGTTCGTATATGACCCCGTCTGAATCCGTCCAGTGACAACCACTTTCGTTCCCTGCTTGAGATATTTTTCTGCGAACTCTCCATCTCGTCCAAACGCAACACAGGAAATGAAATCCGCTGACTGCTGCCCGTCTTTTGCTCCTCTGCGGTCAACCGCAAGTGTGTATCGTGCGATCGCCATTTCCTCCTGTGAATTATTCCTCGGTGAATATCTGACATTCGGGTCTCTCGTGAGACGACCCATCAAAATGACCTTGTTCATCCGTTTTCCCTCTCTTTCTGCAAAATATACTCATTCTGTGCTTTCTGCAATTCCGTGATGCCCTTTTTGAACTGTGCATCATCTCCATTCATGCAGATTTCAAACAATTCCTCGTATCTGTCAATATTCTCGGTGATGAACGCTGCCTCTGTCTTTGAGCGTCTCTGCGTGAGGAACATTCCTTTGATTGTCTCTCTCATGGTCTCGCAGTTCTGTCTCTCCTCCTCCGTTTCCGGAGGAGTTTCTTTCAGCATCTTATCAACAACCCTGTCCACCGCATCCGCAATCTGTTCTTTCCATCCGGATGACGCTTTTTCATCAATGAGTTGTGACTGGATGTCCTCGAACGATGCTCCCGCTGCTGCTCCCGTGATTCTGATGTCCTTTTTCCCTTTTGCTGCAATCAGAATCAAATCATCGTCATACGCTGCCATGTAATAGTCGAATTTTACATTGAAATTCTCTTTCGGATTGATGATGACCTCCGGTTCACTGCTACCCTCTGTCCGAATCATTACACCGATATATTTCTGACCTGTTCCCTTTGCCTCGATGAATAATGCTTTTAATTGTCCTTTTTTCAATTTCCTGTTCCTCCCATAGTCAGCAGCCTCTCAAATAACTGCTCATATAGTGCCTTGAATGTGTCACGCTCGGTCTGAACTTTGATGATGTCCTCTGACTGTCTGCTTGCATCAACTTTCCTGTTCTCCTCGGCATACACTGCTGCATCCTGTTCAATTTCTGCGATTCTGTCATCACATTCCTGCTGTAACATCTCAATTTCCCTTTTTAGGCTGTCGATTTCCTCCTGCTGCCTCTGTATCGTCTCATTGTACTGCTTTGATGATTTCCCGCCATTATCCAACTGCAAGGAAATCATGAGAGCGATGTCAATGTTTTTCATTTCCTGCTCTGATACCTGCCCGATATAGTTATTCACACGCTCGGTCGATACCGACGACACCTGTTCGCACAAAACTGTGGATATTCTTCCGGTGCTGCGGATAGTCACATGTGTCGGGAGGTCTGTTTTCGGTTGCGTCGTCATATACACAACCTCAATCACTCCGGAGTGTTTGTTGTTCTCGTCATTACTGACCACGACTGCGGGTCTGTCTGCAAACTGCTCACTCCCGTTCGTCGCCCCCCCTCGTGCGATATAGAATATCTCTCCCCGTCTGATGTCATCCATTGTCTTTTCCTCCTTATTTCACCGTCATCATTCAGCATCCTCTTTCATGAGTGATGTTGCCATGATGCAATATCCGTCCTCAAGACCTGCAAACTCCTCAAGGATATATGTCACAAGCACTCTCACGGTGCGTCCTGTGTTCTTTCCGTCCTTGAACTCCATCATCTCAAGGATGTCGCCTTTTTTATAGTCTCTGTCATTCTTCCGGAGTTCAAATGTCTTTTCTCCGGATGCAACCTCCTCAAAAAATGTCGCTCCCAGTTTAATGTGATGCACTTTCTGACCGTTCTCCTGTGTGTCTGACGGGAGGTTGTTCATCTTCTGCTCCTCTGCCTGTTCACGGAGTTTCTTTTTTGTCTCACGGTCGATTGCATCCTGCTCCTCGTTATATCTCTGCTCCTCGGTCTTGTAAGCCTCTGCACGGTTCTTGTACTGGTCGCATGAGGTACATGTTCCGGTCTTTACGTTGCAAGTCTCGTATTCGGTGCAGGAATAGCAGATTGATGTGATTCCCTCCGGATGCGGTGTCTCATAATCGTCGCCCGCTTTCTTTTCCTCCGGAGGATTCATGCTGTTTTCTGATGACTGCTGCCCTGCTGTGTCTGAATCTGACACGGTGTCCTGCTGCCCTGCTGCATCCTGCTCCTGTTTCTGCGGTGATTTCATGTCCTTAATTTCCGTATAGGACAATTCTCCGTTTTCCTTGTACTTTGCAAGTGCCTCCTGCTGCATCTCCGGAGACATCCCACTCAACTCATACGCTGCGGAGAATGTGAGACGCTCGTTGTTGAGTTCCTCTCGAAACTCCGGAATCAGATTGTTGTTGACGCTCTCAATCTGTGCGATCTTGGTCTTTGACATCTTGAGCATTGAGGCGATGACATCACGGAGGCGACCGGACTGGAGGTCATATCCTTTGATTTTCTTTCCATCCATTTTCATACGCTCAAGACACGCTTTGAGACGCTGTTCCTCCTCGATGACATCCTTGAGAGACTTTGTCCGGTATGCGTTTGCGATGATGATTTCCACCTGCTCCTCGTCCTCGTCCTGCGGTGTGGTCAGTTTGCAGGTCGCAATCTCAAAATCTTTATATCCCTGCTCGACAAGGTGCTTGAGTGCAAGCCACCGTCTCTCACCTGCGACGATTCTATATTCACCCTGCTCATTCGGCTCAAATACAACCTCAAGATTCTGTTTGAGACCATACATGAGGATGTCTCCTGCCAGTTCCTCAATATCTGCCAAATCGTAGAAATTGAGTTTGTTCCGGTACATCTTGAAAATTGAAATGTCCTTTGTCCGGAATCTCGCCCTCGGTGATTCGTCAACTCCTGCCTTACTGTTCTTGTTCAGTGCGTCCATGACGCTGAATCCTGTTGCCATGTTCTTTCCTCCTGTTTTCTCCCGTCAGTGCGGTCACGATTTCTTTGTATTCCATTTCACACTCGAAAATCTGTGCGTCGAGTGCGTCCAATCTCTTGTATAACTGGTTTTCAATGCTTTTCGGTACTTTCTCGCCATTCCGCAGTAATATACCGATTATCTGATATTTACTCTTGCAGGTCAGTTCCGTCAAAATCTGAATCTGTTGCTTTTGATTCTCTGCTCTCCGGAATGACCCGCATATCTCTCTTTCGGTCACACGCATCCGCTCCCCTATTCTGTTAGTTTCTGCTTTTTGGTCTCTGTACGCTCGACGTTTATCTCGCCTTTGCTATTCTGTGATATAGATGCTTTGACCCCACCTCGGAGGTTCAGAGTGACCTTTGCCAGTCCTCCGGTGTATATCTCCTCAACTGCTGCCTTGAGAATGTTCACGATGCCCTCACTGCATCTCTTTTCCGGTGCTGCTGCCTCTCCGAACAATGCAGCGACGTTCTGCATCGCCTTTTCTTTCCTCTGTTTCTCTTTCTGATACTCAACCGCCTGTTCGCAGGTGCAGGACATTGTCGCCTGTTCCTCTGCCTGTGGCTGTGTCAATTTCTCCTCGCTGTCAATCTGCACCATCTGTCCGCAGAATCGACACGGTGCTGTGTTGATGATGTTTCCCATGTTCAATCCTCTCTTTCTGTCGCTCTCATGCGACCTCCTGCAAAATTATCTTTCTGAATATGCTCTCAAATATTGGAACTGCGATGCTGTTCCCTGCTTGGTCATATAAAGCCTTGTAGTATTTCCCGTTTCTTTCTTGAACTGCTTTCGCCCTGTCAAAATCCTCGTCTGAATATCCCATCAATCTCCAACACTCACGCTCTGTCAAATACCGATACCGTCCATCTCCTCGGTCGATGACCTGTGCAGGTGTCCGGTCTTGCCTTGTTGTGATTGTATATGCACAATCTTTGATGACCGTCGCTCTCCGGATTCCTTTTTCTCCGATACATGCAAGGACGGACGGTTGTGTCACATCGTAGATGTCCGGAACGTCATCCTCAAGGAACTCTTGCAGGTTTCGCATCGGTGTCCTTATGAGGTCATCGAACTCAAATTTTTCACCATTCAGAACAGAAATCGTGAACACTCTTTCTCTCGCCTGTGGCAATCCGAACTCTCTTGCATCTAAAACCGCATAATTATTCGTGTACCCCAGTTTTTCCATCTCGACCATGTATCTGTCGAAATTCGGTCTCATGTACTTTGATTTCACATTCTTCACGTTTTCCCATATCACATAACGAGGTCGCCATTCTCCCATATTCTCAATGATATGTATTGTCTCCCACATGAGAGAGGAACGTGTTCCGCTCCCCTCGTCTGAACCTTTCCCTCTGTTAATTCTTCCGTCTCCTGTCGCTTTCCCTTGATGTCCTGCAATGCTCATGTCTTGACAAGGCGAACCATGAATCAAAATATCCGGTTTCAGATTCCATCCGACGACCGTCTGTGTTTTATATTCTAATTCCTCACGGAACATCGAATTGTATGACCGGACTGCTTTTTCGTTGATCTCCACATAGTCGATTGCTTTTGTTGGGATGTTCAAATTTCTCAAGGCACATCGAGGCGAACCAATTCCCCCGAATAATTCAAGGATTTGTATTGTCTCGCCCATGTCCTGCTGCCTCCTCTCTTTTTGCAAGTTCTTCTTTTGCCAGTTTTATGAAATCTTTCAAATCTTCCAGTCTGCGGTTGTACTTCTCAAACGCTTTCCGTGCATTGTCGTACTGCCATTTAAGAAAAAGCCATTGTGTTGTTCCATCTTTCTCTTTCAATTCTTTTTCTGCCTTTTCGATGGTCTCTTTCAAATCTCCGCTATACTTGAATGTTGTTCCGTTCTTTTTATGCACCGCTCTCATTCCTGCCATGTCTACCCCTCCAGTTCCTTGAGTAATTCATGAACCACATTGCGATAGTCCTGTGACACGATGCAGTTCTTTGAAAACTGCGGGAGGACTGCCATTCTCATTGATGCCTTTTCCGCTACAATCGACCGACGAATCGGTGTGACGAACATGTCAAATCCGGAACTGGTTTTCATCCACTCCTCAAAATCCAGTGATGTCTTGTTTTTCTGTCTCATTGTCACAAGACCCTTGATTCGGAGTTCCGGATTGATTTCCCGCAGGTCGTCAACCTGCTCCTGCAAATTGTGAATCGCCTCGTTTTCATATCCTCCGACCTTTACGGGTGCAATGACGAGTTCTGCTGCCAGTAGAATGTTGATGACCACCATATCAAGCAGACGACCACAATCACAAATGCAATAGTCGTATGCCTCGGATATTTCCTCCAGTGCATCCCGCAGCCTCGTGACTTGATTTGCCTCCTGCTTGAGCAACAGTTTCATGTCTGTCTGCATGAGATACCCGTTTGCAGGAATGATGTCAATGTGACTGTACTGTGTGGGTCTTATCAATTCCGTTGTCCTGTATGACCCGCCCACGCTCACATGACGCTCAAGCAGTTCACTCATTCCTGTTCCCTCCGGCTCGTATGCCTCGAATGTTTTGGATGTATCGCCTTGCGGGTCTCCGTCGAGAATGAGAACACGTTTCTCCTGCTCCTCTCCCAACATGTAGGCGATCGCATCCGATGTCGTTGTCTTTCCGATTCCACCTTTCGGTGACATAACTGCAATAATTCTCATTTTTTCTGTTCCTCCTGTTATCCTCTTGTTACCTGTTACATGAAACCTCTATCGTCCGGCTGTCTCCATCCACAGCGGTGCAGGTGCATCCCCTCGCCCACCTTGTAGAGTGTATATGTGAACCCTGCTCCTAGTGCTATGACAACGACTGCTGCCACAATGATGATTTTCCTCATGTCCTCACCTCCCCGCTATATCGTGATTGTGTGGTATATACACAACTGCAAATCTCTGAAAGAATAGTCCGGTGTTTCCTCCGGTTTCATCGGTGCAATGAGACCCCGTTCCTTGTATTTCCTGTGAGTGATCTCCGGAATTGCTCGGAATCTCTTGACCTCTGCATCTCCTATCTGTGCGACGATGTCCTTGTCAACCTCCATGTTTGCAAAATACTGGTTGTATATCTCCTCACCGTCCTTGATGACCCGAACCCTGTCCGGACTTTCAAGCAACGTCATAATATCCTTGACCGTCATCCTGCTGCACCTCCTCATTTCTTTCTCGGTTTGCTCTCTTTGATTTCCCCGTTCTTGAGGATGCTGTTGTTCGGGATGCTCATTGTTGTTCTTTCCGCATCCTCGAAAAATCCCGTTTGTATTTCTTTCTCTAATTTCAGATATTCCTCAATGACCTTGATTGCCTCCTCTGCTGAATAGCAGGTTGCGACGAAATGTCCTACTGCTGCCATGTCTGCAAGAAACTCTTTTTGTGTCTCCTGCTGCCTGTTATCACCGAATTTCATCTCGATGTACAGTCCGCAGTAAAGTCCTTTCGGGTACGGGAGGCATAAATCAGATACACCCGCCTTGACACCCATCTGTTTGAGTTTGACCGCCTCCTGCTTGTTCCTGCTGCCTCCGTTCGGTACATGATGCAGCCATTTCAATTCCGGATAGCGGTTCATGTTCCAATTCGCCCACGACACAACATTGATTTGCTCTGTGTCCTCACTTCTCATTGCATATTTCATGTTCATTTGCCTTTGCCCTCCTGTCTGCATGTGTCATAATATTCGCAGAACAAACAAATGTGTCTGCAATCCTTGACCTTGAACATCCATGTGAACCGTTGCAGCTTGTACCGCAGTATGTACCCGATTTGTGCAATGTACGGATGTTTCTGTCTGTATGTTTTCATTTGTCCTGCTCCTCCATTTCTAAAATCATAAAAGCATGTATGAAAATGCTCTTGTGTTTCTTGCCGAACTGGTCTTTTGCCGGAGGCACTTCATGCATGTTCTCAATCGTTCTCTTTGCCTCCCACCATCGGCGTGTTTTCCCGTCTCTCGAAATCGGTTTGAAATGTACCTTGACCGTTCCCTTGACGACGGAAAACTGGTCTCTGTCTACCCGCAGGATGTCATCGAATCCCGCTGCCTTGACTGCTGCCTCCGCTTTTCGGAAATACCTCTCTTTCGATTCCGGTTTCCAGTCAAACCTCATTTCCCGACCACCTCCTCAATCTCTTTCATTCTCTGCATGATTGCCGTGTTGTATGAATAGACATACACGCCGTTGTTCCACAAATGTTCCCTTGCACCTCTTTCACCGTAGTTGTACGCTGCAAGTGCATCCTGCACCGTTCCGTATTTCTTGAGGAGATACGAGAGGAAATCAATCCCGACTTTCACATTCTGATATGGGTTCATGAGGTCGGTGCAGTTCAATTTCTGCATCCGGTCGGTGTGCCATTTCTCATATATCTGCATATATCCCTTTGAGTTCCCGTTGTCTCCGGTCTTGTCGAACTCATATCCGGATTCATACTCTATGATTGCCAATACAAGGGCATACGGAACATCGTTTTGCTTGCATAGACATCTTGTGTATATCTGCATTTTCTCCGGAAAATAGCCTTTGTCTGCATACTTCTCCGGCAGGTCGTAGAACACGAATCCCTCAAGGTCATCACTCCCCCAGTCCTCGGACATGGTATCAAACACCTTGTATTTGTCCTCGATGCTCTCTGCTGTCTGTGTCATCGTCTCCGGATTCTGCATCACTTCCGCTTGCGTCGTCTCCGGTTTTTCCTCCTGCTGCTCCGGTTCTTTGACATTGAACAATATCACGCAAAATCCTGTCAGTAATACCGCAATCAATGCGATGTGAAACGCATTATACAAACCTGCTCTTTTCAATGCCCGTCTTATCCGTCTTATTCGTCTTATTCGTCTTTTCACCTGTCGACCTCCTTTTCCGCATTCGTGCATGTATATAAAACATGCAGTTAAAATCGTTGTAGTACACTGCTGCATTTGTGAAATCCATGTCCGGATACCACTTTTTCAATATCTCCGGAATGGAATCTCTGTCCTTGACCATCTTGTCAACGAATGAGCCTATTTTTTTATAACTGCCTCCCGCTGCCGGACGTTTAGAATGAACGACCTTGATTCGTGGGTCTCTCAATCCCTGCGAACTGTTCCATCTCTTTTCCGACGGAACACGGTTCTTTTCCTCGACGATATAATTCGCCATACCGGACAGACCGTTTTCGTCCGTCTGCAATCGGCGAACCTCATTCCTGCTTGACTGTTTCCAACAGGATTCAACCGTCTCCATGTCTAACGCTCCATCCATGACAATGTGATGATGCCATCTGATTTCCGCATCCGGATTGTATGCGGTCACATAGACATATTTCGCATTCGGGAGACCTCTCTTTTTCCTCTGATAGTTGATGCGTCGGATGTACTTTTGCACATTCTTGATTGCTGCATCCACATCCCCGTCCGGCGGGAGATGCTCGTCATCATAGGTCAATGTCATCCAAATATCACGGTCACTGAAATTCTCATTGATTAGCCTCTCAACATATTTCCGTGCATTCTTATCATTCAGATTCTTTTGAGCCTTGTTGTTGTCTTTCTTGATTGTCCTCCCCTCCGGAGGTACTTCATCCATGCTCCGGAACTGCGGATATATCTCAATTTCAAACTGGTCTCCTGCTGTTATCTCTTTCAGTGCATATATAACTTTCTTTCGATGTTGGAACAGGTTCTCAATGAACCACTCATGCATGTCCTCCATCGCTTTGTTATATGCTGCCTCATAATCATACGGGATATATTGCATCCCTCTTTTTCTTGCCATCTGACACAATCCTCCTGTTATGTTTTCGTAGACTTGTTATTATCTATTACAAGGACGATAAAAGTTCCGAAAACCCTTGATTTTATAGACCTTTTCGGTCTCTTTTCAAGTTGCTTTTTTGTGTCAGATTTGCTATAATATTTCTAGTGAATTTCAAGTCTGACACGACTTGCACCGGACATCTGCTCGCAACGGATGTCCTTTTTCTTTACTCAAAATCATAGTCGAATATTCTCTCGTCTCCGGAGAGAACAATGTCTCCGTGTTTTATGTATGCCTTGCATTTGAAAAATGTCTCTGAATGGTCGTGTGATTCCTCAACCTCCTTTTCGTCAAGTTCCAACTCAATGACGCTCATTTGTCTCATTCCTCTAATCACAAGAAACTTGCAAGCGTCAATCGGGTCTTTGCACATATAGACAACGCCATCCCACGACTTTTTGAGAACGCCCTCGGCGTATATCTTCATCATTGTTTCTTTTGGTGCTGCATGATAAAATCTCATTTTCTCACTCCTTTGCTGTTGTCTTTTATACGGTCGCAACTGCAAGTTCTCTTTTCTTGTCGCATCTTCCTCCTCTGCTCTTATCACAAGGACGACCACTGCAATGGTTGTCCTTTTTCTTTGCTCTCATGCTCCTGCTATGTACTGCCCCGCCGTTATGACGGGGCGTTTTCATTAAACGGCTGCAACCGCCTCTTTCTGTTCCCATCTGCGACGCTCCTCTGCTTTTCCTGCTGCCTTACCCTCGGCATACGCAGACATCACCATAATGGTCATTGACTTTCCCTCAAGGTCGTCAATATTCATGAATTTTTCTGCCATGCTCTCAATCACTGCCTTTTTCTCGTTTCTCGTCATTTTTCAACACCTCCTCGGATTCGCTCAATCTCTTTTTCTATGTTCTTTCCGGAATAATCTGCAAGCAGTTTTTCCGAAATGTGATACGTCCAAATTGAGGACATCTGCACCGCCGTTCCTATCGGGAGTTTTCCCTGCTGCATTGCTACCCTCACGAATTGCGGTGATACATTGAGGATTGCTGCTGCCTCTGTCGGCAATATTCGTCCTATATCCATCCTGTTTCCTCCTGTTGGTGGTTCTCTCGGTCTTTTCATCCCGTCCACCTGCTTTCCGGCATTGTCTACCGTGTTGATGCTTTTCACATTAAAAATCATCGAAAACCTGTTGACCATCCACGCACTTTTTAGCAGGTGCGACCGCTGCCATGTTTCCCACGGTATCACTGCACGATGTCTTTCGGCTTGCCATCGTCAGAGTGTCGGTTGCCATCCGGACACTGACGGGGCGACTGCTGCCCCGTTTCGGCTTTAATAATTCAGTTCAATCGGTTTTTTCTTTTCGTCGATGCAATCCTCATAATCGAAATCAAACCATGTGTCTAAATCAAGATTGTGTCCGTCTTTTTCCAACTGCTCGAAATCTTTCTCCTCAAGTGGCTTGATGATGTATTTTCCTGTCTTGATGTCAATGTCTACTAACTCAACATATTCGATGTGGTAATAGCATCCGTTCGGTGTCTTTCTGTAACCGCTCCTATCTCTTACTACCATTCGTTTGATGTCTTTTTTTCTTTCCGGCTGCGGAATGCTCTTGAGCATTGTTCTGATACTCTTTACAAATTCCGCTTTTTCAAGGTTGCTACTCATATATAATGTTTCAATCGCTCTGTACTGTTCGTTTGTTACCTCTCTACCTGCAAGGTTTTCAAATTCAGATTTCATCATTGTTTTGTACCTCCTGTGTTCTTTGTAAGAACAGTATAATTCCTCAAAAGAACATTGTCAACACTTTTTTGTTCTTTGAAAGAACTTTTTTATTGATTTTTGTCTCTTTCGGTGTTATGCTTTAGAAAATAGAGGAGGTGATTTCACATGACACAAGGCGAACGAATCAGAGAAGTGCGAAAAACACTCGGTCTCACCCTTGAAAAATTCGGTGAGAAAATAGGAATGAAAAAGAACTCTGTCAGTCAAATTGAAAACGGAAAAAACTCCGTTACTGAACAGGTTATCAAATCAATCTGCCGTGAATTTAATGTTGATTATATATGGTTGACTACTGGTGACGGTGAGATGTTCGTTGATACCGACGACGATTTCATCGAAAGAATTGACCGCATCATGGTAGGTGAGGACGATGCCCGCAAGAATCTTTTCAAGGCATTACTTGAGGCAAGTGACGAGGACATCGCAGCATTTCAAAGAATCATAGATTTATTTGCATCAAAAAAAGACTGACAGTCTTTCAACTGCCAGTCTCATGGGTGTAGAGATACAACACGAATTTGTATATCCTCTTGAGGATGCGTTCGCTGTGTATCTTTCCGACTATTTCGACAATAGCCTCTTTGTAATTCAAGGGAGACACCACCCCCTTTCCGAATTGCATTGTATCATATATTTCCATGATTGTGGAAATATCGAGGTTGATTTCCATAATCATGGAAATCGTTCCTCCTGCTGCCGGAATCCCGCTGCATTATGGTACAATTATTTGTATTCGGATTCAAACAGGTCGGTGATGTTCACGCCTAATGCAATCGCTATCATTTCAAGTTGAAACAATGTCGGTGACACCTTACCATTTTCGATGTTGTTTATCGTAGATTTTCCGATTCCGGATTTCTTCGATAACTCCATCAATGTGAACCCTTTTGAGGTTCTCACTTCCCACACAAGGATTTTCATTCTGCTCACCTCCTCTCTTGAGGAAAGTTTACAGAATGTTGATTTTATAAAGAAACGGAGGTGTGTTCATGAAATACGGTGTCAGAAAGCCAAACATCAAGAAAAGCATCAAGGCAAGAACAACAGGAAAAGTCAAACGGCAGGTCAAAAAGGCAGTCAATCCCCTTTATGGTAAAAAGGGAATGGGAATCGTCAATGACCCGAAAAAGGCAGCATACAACGCAGTGTATAACAGAACTACCGTCGGCGTGTCCGACATCGCAAAAGGATTGACGGCTGCAAACGGAAATCCTGCTGCATCCAGTTCCACAAATGCACCGCAGAAAAAGGAATACTCTGCAAATACATACAGTGTTTGCGGAATCCTCATGATTGTTCTCGGTGCTGTCCTTGCACTTTTAGGATTGATTCTATTGCTTGCTGTTCCGGTTGCCGGAATAATTGCTATTGTGTTCGGTGTCGCATGTGTTGTCATCGGTCGCAAGTATAGAAAAGTCGCAAAAGAACGCCGTGCAAATGAATAATGCACAATAAAAAAGACGACCCACACTGCAATGTGAATCGCCTTTGTGAAACCTCCGTCTCATGCTCCTGCAAAAAGCACCGACAGAATGTTCCTGCAAACACCATTCTATCATAAAACCGTGCTTTTTGCATTGGTTTTATTTTTTATACTCTTTTTTAGGATGGTGATTTTTATGAAACTACCGAACGGATTCGGAACGGTTTACAAATTATCGGGAAATCGCCGGAATCCTTATGTTGCCAAAAAGACAAAAGGATGGGAAATTGACCCGAAAACAGGTAAATCAAAACAATTATATACGGTCGTTGGATATTACCCGACCCGTAAAGAGGCATTGACCGCACTTGCGGAGTTCAATGCAAATCCTTATGATGTGGATGCTGCAAAAGTCACATTCGAGGATGTATATGAGCGATGGTCTGATGAACATTTTCCGACCGTCAGTGATTCCAACGTCAAGGGTTATCGTGCAGCATGGGCGTTGTGTGATAAGCTTGCACGGATGCGGTTTGTCGATGTCAAACTCGACCACCTGCAAATGATTGTCGATGAATCCGGCAAAAATTATCCAACACTCCGGAAATTGAAAGTCCTGCTCGGTCTGATGTATAAATACGCCGTGATTCATGAGATTGTTCCAAAAGAACGGAATCTCGTTGAGTACCTCGACATCAAAAAGGCAGGAAACCCGAACGCATACAACCGGAAACCTTTTTCAAAGACAGAGGTCAAAAAGATATGGGATGTCAAGGATTCAAATATATATTATACTGTCATCCTCATGTTGATATATACCGGATGCAGAATCGGCGAACTCCTCGACCTCAAGAAAGAAAATGTGAACCTTGAGGAAAGATACTTCAAGATTGTCGCCTCGAAAACTGCTGCCGGAATCCGTACCGCTCCAATCTCTGAAAAGGTTCATCCGTTCTTTGAATACTGGTACAACCTCAATGATTGTGAATATCTCCTCTCTACTCCGGAGGGTGAACATTTCAAATACCGGAATTATTATGATTCGTACTGGTCGCCACTTATTGAGACCCTCGGAATGAAACACCGTCCTCACGATACCCGTCACACATGTATTTCCATGTTGACGGTTGCCGGAGTGTCAGACAAGGTCATCAAGAAAATTGTCGGTCATAAAGGGCAGGGCGTGACAGAGGTCGTATATACACATTTTGAAATCGAGGAACTGATTGACGCTATCAACAAAATATAGAGGTGTGCCATGAATAGAACTGAATACAAAAATAATTTCGGGCGTGAGCATTATGAGCGAATCAATCTCGCAGTACCCAAAGGGATGAAAGACATCATCAAGGCTCTTGCATCTGACAAGGGAATGTCGGTCAATGCATATATTCAAGACCTTGTGAGGAAAGACCAATGCGGATTATTTGATACAATGCAGATTGCAGAAAAGAACAGAGAAATGATTTCCGGAATCACCGGAAACATGCACGACGGATATGACATCATTTTCAAGGACGGTCATTCCTGCCATTGCAGGACGAAAAAGGATGTCCGGTCATGTATCATTGAATACTGCAATGAAAATGGCGATTGA